CTAACATGAATCATTTTTTCTATACAACGCTTTGCCCAAAACTCAGTAGAGTGTCCTCCTTCATCTGTTGTATGAACCTCTATTACGCCTAGCTCTGGACCAGCTTTATAACTCATTACCATTTATTCGGCTCTCCTACTTTATTTTTTTTAAGGTGGCTATCATGCTTATCAATCATCATAGGTTCTTGATGCACTTTCTTTACATCTAAGTCACTTAATTTTCTTACCTGAACAGAACTTTCATTTTGTAAAACAACCAAAGGATCTGCAAGCCTATGATAGCCGTATAATTTTTGCTCTGCTGGCACGTCTGTATCTAATAAACCACTACTAGCAGCTACTTCTACTTGTATGCCTTGAGATACGCATTTTGATAACCAAAATTCGCAACACGCTCTTCCTGCTTCTGCAAAATGTAAATTACCTTTGTAAGAAAAATCTACACCAAATAACTTTAAGTTAGATACTTCATTCCAATAAGCAAAAGCTATTGCATAGGCAACCGTATTATTTAAATAAAAACAACTTGTTTCTTCTACAATTTCTTTGATTGGGTAATTTTTAAGACCTGGACAACGATCATCTAATTCACAAGTATAAATAGGGCCTTTATGTTCTGTTAATAATTTAGACATACTATCGGTTTGGCCGCCTGCATCATCAGTATCTAAGAATCTAGACGCTGGATCCATCATAAATACTCTATCATGATAGATTACAGATGCTACTGCGTTGATAGCCCACACTTCATCAAAGTGGGTACCATGAGATTTTGCTAGGTTGTAATCAAACCAACTTTTTCCCATACCCACAATAGCTACAGTTTTGCCTTTAAGGCTTTTAATTTTTTTCATTCTCTCTCCTTTTTTTACGAAACAGAAGTTCGTAAAGAATCGTAACGATATTCGTCTCTTCTTCCTCTAGCCTCTGCTTGATTCTTTAATCTTAAAATTTCTAGATTAAATCTTTTTTCATAAAGATTCATCATATCAGCATCACCTTTCATAAAAGTATAAGCCTCAACTAATGAACCATATAATAAAGCATTTTTTGCATGTTCTGAAATCCAAGTGCCTGTTGTATCTGTAACTAACGAATTAGGCTTATATAAGTAATGGAGTTCAGTTGTATAGTTTTGATCTGGGACTGGAGCAATAATTAAAGTGGATTCTTTAGTTCCAGTATTTAAATCTTTATCAAAATCTCCATAATATTTAGGCAATCCTCTTGTCCCTGAATCTGTAGGATCTGGAGCATATTCCTGCATAAAACTTGGGTGTTTTTTATCAAGATAATGATAATCACCATTAGCATCAATAACGGATAAAGAAAAAGACAATTCAAAATCATCTGGTGCTGTTAAAAATCTAGAGCCAGCTGTCATAGATCCTTGAACATTTCTTCTAAAATAATCAAACTGAACCAGCTCAAATATTCTGTCTTCTGCTATTTGAATAAAATCATCAAGCGTAGCAACAAACGTAGCTTCACTATTTTGAACGTAATTTTGTATTAAAGTTTTTAATTCGGATAGTGTTGTTGGGCTGCTCATATTAGGTATTTAATTGACCACCCATACCTGAGTGATTAGTACAGTAATAATAAAGCGTAGGCGCTCCTGATGCAACTTCTATCTGAGTATACGCTCCTGAAGATCCAGGGGTGCCGCTTGTTGTAACTCCAGTAGTATATTCTGATCCTCCTGAATGAGTTCCATTTGAGGTTGTAGAAATTCTTAAAGGATGATTGTTGTTAGTACTATCAGATTGATCAAATTTATATGTTTGCCCTTCTGTCAAACTTAAAGTTGGGGCGCGAGATCCGTCAATATAAAAATAATTTGCTCCTAAATAATTAGCTACCGTAACTGTATAAGTTGTAGGAGATGGACTAGGTGTTGGGCTGGGTGTTGGGGTTACTGATCCATCGGTGCTTATTAAAACACTTCCTAATGAACCAGATAGTTTTGATACAACAAAATTTGCAGGCAAAGTAGCTGGATTCATAAAATCATCTTTAAAAATACTAGAGCTGGTAATTACTACAAAACCTTCGCCAGCCTCTGTATCGTTGTTTGGCCTTGGTTTATATAAAGCTTCAGGATCTGAAACGTGAGGCTCTGGCTCTAATTGAGGATGTTTTGGCTCATAACATTCAGAACAAACTTTAAAACCTGTCCACTCTTCTTTTAATTCGCTAAGCTTAAATTCAAAAGAACATCTATCGCATAGCGCTATCGCAAATTTACCAAGTGCGTAAGCCATTTTAATTCATCCTAATACTTGGTCGTATTTTAAAAGAAGCCCTATCTTCATCTTGATCGGCAGCTCTTCTAAATTCTTCTTCATATAAAGCTTTTAACTGAGGAGTTAATTGTGGGGCTTTTTTTAAAGATAAGTAATAAGACAAACCTGCGACAAAACAAGGATAAAACCTAAAAGGCATATCCATAGTATTAATTGCAGTATCTGCATCATCCATCCTAATAATTTTATTAAATACCAAAATATCGGTAGAATTTTCTGGGGTTGGCCATACTTTTAAAACAGGAGAAATTGTTTTGTCCAAAAAGTATTGAGACGGTCTAGCTTGAGTTTCTTTGTTTGGTATATTTAAGTATGCAGATCTACCAACTCTACTGATAGAAATGTCAGTTTGAACATTATTAACCGTTCTTCTGACTACAACGTCTAAAATATCTATTACATTAGAATTTAAAGTGTATTCAGCTGTTCCTTGAGTAACCGTTTGAGTATCTTGTTCTATTGTCCATTGATTTAAACCTCGGTTAGCCCATTCTGCAAGCATTAAATTAACGCTTCTTATTGCAGTTTTAAGATCGTACCCTGTTCTTAATTCAAGACCACAGCGCTCGTAAGCTTCTTCAATAAACTCTGTTACGTTTGGCTCAAAATTTGTACTGTTTGAAGTTGCCATCTATTTCTCATATAAATTGTTAAATGTAATTGATGGATCTAAATAACTTTCATGACCTTCAGCAGAATGCGCCCATTGTGACGGCTTAAAATCTGGAGGTCCTTCACCTGTAACCCATAATGCAGGACTTGTTGCCCTTACTCTGTTATTTGGCAAAGCAATCAAGTTACCTTTCCATTCACAATCCTCAGTTATATATAATACATGAGATTGTTTGTGTTGTGCAGGGTCATCTGCAATTTCATTATTGGTGTAGTCAACCGTAAACAAATATTTTGCTGTATAGAACTCTGGTCCTATTTTTGCTATCCAAGGGGAAGAACTTACTCTATCCATTATTACAACTGAATGATCTCTTGATTCACAATCCCAAGGCTGGACTAAATGATCTTCCATCGGTTTTGGAAAATCTTCCATAGGAATATCAGCAACTAATCCTTGAATAGGCATTCTGGCCCACATAGCGCCTCCATGAATGTTTCCTTCGTCCCAATCATCACAACTAGCCTCTTCCCCAGTAAATACAACCTGGAAGCTTAGAGATCTGTCTGGAATGGTGTTTACTGCTATTGCAAGCGCATGTATGTACTCATCTTGGTACTTTTGATGATTATGAGTAAACTCTCTCCTAACCCAGCATTTAAAATGCGGGATGTTACTTATCAAATGTGACACTAATTATTTTCTAGCAGCCCTTCTTCTGTTTGCATTTCCTGAAATAATAGACCCACCTTTAGATTTATACATAACTTTTCCACCTTTGGATTTCTTCATCATGCTACCACCTTTGGATTTCTTCATCATGCTACCACCTTTGGACTTTTTGACCATGCTGCCGCCTTTGCTTATGCCAGGACGTTTAGATGGCTGAGGTGCCGTAGATTGGCCTCCACCTGGGCCAGAAGAAGGTTTTTTAGGATTTATTTTTCTCATTTTGCTTAAACGTACTGGAACTCTTGTCTTTGTATCCATAGGTTCAGCTGCACCTTTGTTTAGTTTGCTTTTAGTAGGTCCTTTAGCAGGGTCAATTGCTTTAGTTTTAGTTCTTCTTTGAAGAACTGGTTTTTTTCTTTTTGGATTAACTTTTGGAAGTGATTTTAATCTTTTCATTATTTTTTACCTTTAGCTTATTGTGGTTACCTTTCTTTTGTTGTTCATTACTTTACCACATCCTTTAGCAATAAACCCACCATTAGATTTCTTAATTCTATTTTGCTTAGACATAGCTCTTTCGATAGCATTACCTCTTTTCTTTTCATAGGAAGTTTGAACACCATCATCCATACCAAATTTTTTACTCATAGGTCCTCCTGTGGACTTTTTTTGCCAGTTAATTCTATCTGGTCCTTTTTTCTTTTTAGCCGCTGCGTTGCATTGAGCCTTTGTTGGTCTACATGCAGGGTATGGTCTTTTAGATTTTGTAGCTGACTTTCTACCACATGGCTTGCCAGTTTTACAATCTATCCAACCTTTGCCTTTGTTGCGTGAAAACCATTTTTTTAAACCTTCTTCAGCCATTATCGTTTTCTATTATTCATAATGCAACCTTGGCCTCTAATAGCCCCACCAGTTGCTTTTTTAACTCTGCTTTTGTTGCCCCAGTTTTTTGCACCTACTTTACGGCATTTTACCAAAGCTCCGCTTGCATAAGCAGAGGGCCATACTTTATATCTTGATTTTACTTTATTGTAACAAGCGTCTTTTTTACCCGCCATTAGCACTTCCACCTTCGTCTTGCTTGACGTATTCTTGAGTTAGGATCATTCCTAGTTTTAGCTGAACTTCTTTTAAGCTGTCCAAGAGATCTAGCGCAATAAGACTTACGTCTTTTAGCCGCTTTGCTTCCTTTTTTAACTTTGCCTGTTACAGCAGTTTTTAATTTAGATCCTGGATTGGCTTTACGATAGGCTTTTACACCTTTTGCTGTCATACCAGCGCCTTTTTTTGTGGGACGGTAATTAGCTCCCTTGCCTCTAGTGGTTTTTCGGATGGGTTTTGCTTTCCTTCGTGTTGCCATATTAATTAATATAGTAGCACCACAAGGATGCTACTACAAAGTTAAGATGTTAAGAATGAAAAACAGTTACTCTATCTATATTACTTAATACAACGTGAATACCGCTTTCAAACAAAACACCTGAATCAGGTATGTTTAAAGTCTCAGTATCGTTTGCATTACAAGGAGCAATTAAAAGAGTGGTACCAGTAACAGAGCCGTCTCTAAAAGTTACAGTACCGTCAGAAGATCCTCCTGCGATTATGTACCCTCTTAGTCTTGATCGGCCGCCTTGTAATACAGCACCGCCTGTAGCGGCGCTAACGCTGGTAGCTGTTTTTACATCAGAACCTACAATTCTACCTGCCATTATTTACTCCTAAAATTAAGCGTCAGCAAATGGAGTTACCACAGTACCAGATGCAAGGTTAATACCTTCTACTGCGTACTTAGCTGCACCTATTGCTGTAACTTTAATGATTGTTCCTACTATTCCACCTTTAGTTGAACCATTTAAAGTTATAACATCGTTGGTTGCACCTGAGAAAAATGCTTTTCCTGCTGCATCGCTTTTACCCATAAGCACTCCACCTACGAACTTATCTGTTCCGTCAGTTTTAATATCTAAGTCTGTAGCTGCTGTTTCAATTACAAAAGTAAAAGTAGCACCTAAATTATTAGTTTGGTTAGGGTCATCATTGCTTCCTGGGGCTGTAGCAACAATACTTGGTAAAGTAAACTTACCATCTGCATCGTTACAAGTTAGAATTTTACCAGCGTGTGAATTAACACTTAATGTTGTATCTGCGGTTAAACTAACTACGTTAGCG